TGCTATCTTGGCCATGCCGCCTATGCTGGCTAACATCACTAGGAACGCACCTGCCGCAACCGCAAGTGCCTTGCCGAATACGGTGAACGCGGTGACGATGATGACAACGGCAGTTGCTGTTGCACCGATTGCTGTCAGAACGACGCCGATAGCGGCAACGAACGCCACAGAGTATGAGACCAGTTTCTTGAACATAGGATCAAGTGCCGTGATCCATCTAGAGATGGCAATCACAAATTCGAGAATCCTCTTAATGAACGGGACGAATGGCTTAACCATTGCTGCTAGCGCCATTTGCACATTATCAATGGCGGTTGACCATAGACCTGGCAGTGTCTTGGAGACCTTTAGCAATAGCTTATGAAAGTCTCCAGTTGCGGATGTCATGCCTTTGATCGCCTTAATGACGTCGGGCAGGGTTATCTTCCCCGCACTGATCATCTTGGAGATTTCCGGAGTGGTCTTGCCCATAGATGTGGCTAATCCTTCCATCAGCGGGATAGTAGCTCGCGTGAATGATCTGATCTCGCGCTTCGACAGTTTACCGTTAGTCGCTATGCGGCCTAAAGCCATCGCTGTGCGTACCAGCTTATCATCCGACCCCTGCGATACATCACCCAACATCCTCAGTGTGCCTATCAGATCGCCGCCTGTCGCTCCTGTCGCGAGCAGTGCCTTGGCCGCTTCCTGTATGGGGCCGATACGCAGTGGCGTCTCAGCACTGAACTTGAACAGCGCATCAAATAGCCTACCGCCCTTATCGGCATCTCTTAGGAGCGTACCGAATATGATTCTAGCCTTCTCGAAGTTAGCGGCGACCTTGAGTCCGGTCTTTGCCGCCATGACGGCAGGGACCGTAAACGCCATCGTCATCATCATGCCCAAGTTACGGATGGACCTTGAAAAGACGAGTGCAGAAAACATGGTTTGGCGCAACTGGCTAGACGTATGTTTCATTGTACTATTCATACGTCTGCCAGCGCGTCTGGTCCGATCTAGCTCGCGTACCACACGCCTTAACTGGCGTTCGGCACCCTTACCTCTAATCTCTAGTGTTAATACTGCTACATCGGCCATTTTTTATCCTTTATCCGCCCCATGCCATCTTGGACTTGGCAGTGTAAGCGGCTTTTTCTTCATCGGTCATCCATTCCCACTCTTTAGTCGCGGGTCCGAACGCTTCAGAAAGCATAAACTTCTGAAGCTTCAGATTTTCCCCGCCACCAAGACTGGCGGCGATTGTGTAACGAAGGAGGGCGAACTCGTAGGACATGGGCGTTTCTTCGGTCCATATCTGTGCAAACCTCGCCTTCCACAACGTGTACTCACTTGACGGAATGATCGACTTCGCGTACCAAATAGGGACACCGAGTGTCTCCGCGATATAGAACCACACGCGGAGGTCGGCGTCCTTAGTTAGTTTTTTACTGCTTCTTCAGCGTCGTCTGCGGTCAGTCCACAGATGTCAAACGCCGCGTCTACAAGCACTTCGAGGAGACTGGACGACCATTGACCGATAGTGGCGATGTCTTCTTCGCTCTTATAGTCAAACGCCAGTTCACCCGTGTCGTCATCGACCAGCGTCATTGCAACAACCAGCCCACGCGTACCCTCTGTGTCGAGAGTGTTCAAGTCGGGATTCATACCCACGAACTTCACGCGGCTCTGTTGGTCGGCATTAAAGTAGTCGCGCATAACCCCTGTCATCTCTCTGACAGTGAACTCTTGTCCTGCGGCTTCAACGGTGACTTCCTTTAACTGCGCTAGTGCTTTCAGCTTATCTTTGAAACTCATAACTTGCCCCTTTGGTTGTGGTTAGGCTGGTGCCTCACCTTGATATTCAAACACTACTGCTGCTGTGGGCTGTTCGCCCTCGCTCATCTCGTTCGGAATGAATGATCTGAGCCAGCCAGCACGAATATTGGTCGTGTCGTCCGGATAGGTAACAAGGACCGTGTCGAGGACATTGATTCTAGCCTCGGCGGCAACCTTATCAGCCTTATCATAGGAGACAGTCGCACTGGTGCTGGTTGGACTAGTGATAGAGCGTGGTGCTTGGCTCTTCTGACTAGTGTTATCGTTGGTCGTGATGTCGATAGGATCTCCACCTTCCGTGCCGCCAGGAGTGACGGACTTTTCATAGAAGACGATGTTCCCAGTGACTAGCTTCACGCGAGTCGCGTGACCATCAGTTAGATGATCGGTGTTAGCCATGATGGTTCCCTTGGGTTATGATGTTTTGTACGCTCGAAATTCGATCCGGACAGGCACCATGTACCTCGCCTCGTCAAATGGTCCTGCATCCTGCGTTGTCGCCAAATCAATGTCGATCTTCAAACCCGACTGAACCACTTGGTCCTTGTTGGTATCGGGTTCAAAGACTGACGCTAAAGCGGCGGCTGATGTGTCCATAGTGTCCGTTCCAGCGGCTCTATTGACAATGACATCATACCACATGATGCCAGATTTCATACTCGCCTCGTTGGTGCTGGGCGATTCTGTTACGACAGCAAAGCGTTCACGAAAGAACATATCCGCGTTTGAACTGTCAAAGTCTCGGTTCTCGTATGCCACAGCGGTTTGATCCATATTGAACCCAGCGGCGTCCAGTTTATTGCGGAACCAGTATTTTATTGTGTTGTTATCAATCACAATTGAGTCTCTTTAACTCTACTCTCAACATTAAATTTTCGCCTACGCCAGCGATCTTCGATCCGTTTGGCGGTAATGAACAGGATTCCGAACGGCATCATCGGAGAATGTGTACCACTCTCTAATTTTTTAGCATAAACTATATTGTTGGTAATGAAAACAGTATCCCGCAATTTAGCGCGGAAAATGGCGGCTAAGTTGCGTTTTTCGGTGCCTGTGACCGGCGAACGGAACTTTACGCCCTTCTGCCCTGTCCATGTGACCGCTCGGCTTGACGGGCTATTCAGCTTGGCGACCCAGTTCTTACGGAAGCGACCAATGTCCACAGCGGAGCCGATTATAAGCTCGTTAGCGGCATCAGCAGAGATAGCCCGCATTGCGGAGTCACCGCATTTCTTGGCCTTCTTCGAGAACTGGTCGATGCCCTTTTCCCAATCTGATCTAATCATATCTTCCGCCAAAAGGCTGTGTACGCGGCGATATTAGCTCCCGAATAGATACGGTCGAACCAAATAAGCCGATACTGCAACCCGCTATTATATGTTAGTGTAACATGCATTAGGTCTGCGTCGTCCAATGTGTATTCGCTTGCGGCGATGAACGTGTAATAGTCCGTGGACAGGATCGTATCATTTACCATCGACGCCTCGGCCTTCTGCGGTGGTGATACGTCAACTTCATCTGTGGTCGTTACGGGCGCACTCTGCGTCCCGTCCAACGGATTATAGGTCTGCGGCACAGAACGCGTCAGAACGCTTGTTCCAAGCGCTCCAGCGAACTTGTTGATCAATTGCGTGGCCAGTTCCGGCCCGCGTACATCAAATGCGCCTAACCCCATTCTATGACCTCCACACGATGTTTGTCGAGATTACCAAACAGCTAGTCTTGAGGATTTGGTCTGCGGTGGGGTAGAACGGGAAGCTAGACTGCGCGACGCCAGCGGCATAGCGGGCCTCCAACGGTCCTACCTTCTCCATGATAGTACGTCCGGAGAGCGCGTTCATGTCGGTCACATCAGACTGTAGGGACGAGCTATCCAAATATCTGCCAGCATACTCAGCGGTTGCCTTGTCCACAGGCACAGGAATGCCAGTAGCGTCATCACCGCGACAGTCCGTAGCGCCGGAACGCGGGAACTCAGTTGGCTGACCCTGCTCAAGCGGGACACCCTCATAGCTGAAGCGCTGGTCCACATATTCTGTAGCGCGGATGATAGCGACCATCTTGCTGTCGGTCCCGTCGGAGTAGGCTTTCCCATGATTCTCCCAATACTGATCGAACTCGTCCAAGGTTATGTATGCGTTAGCTCCGGCCACTGTGCCGTCGTCTGATTGTACGTTGAACTCAATAGCCATTAGTCGTCCTCCGGTTTGAACTTGTAGATAATCTTAATGTTCCCCACCTTGTCTCTGCCGTGGACTCTAAGGGTACTCGGATCGTAGTAGGTGACGTTGTCCAAGGTCACTAGCATATGAAGCTGGGAGTTGTTTCGATGCCCTTGGTCCACGATCACCAAGTACGGGTCGTATCCAGCCGCCCACAGGTTGTACGCGTAGTGCTTGGCCTTGTACACGCACGACCCGACAGAGCTATAGGCATAGTGGAACTGCCCGCGCATAGGGACATGGGCGCATGATACCGTGAACGCCACGAACACTAGGGCTAGAGCTAGGATGTTGAGGGCTTTGAGCATTATGGCACCGAGTAGAATGTATCAATATCAGTCTCAATCGCGGCAAAGTCTGTCGTCTTGTCGCCGTCGTAGTATATATGCTCTTGGAGTGATTC